GACCCTTTTCAGCGACAAGGCATCCGGGAACATCCGGCGCTACTCGGACACCAAGCAGCAGAACGTGTATGAAGAAATCCAGGAGCAACAAAGCGTCCGCTCGGATCATGTATGCGACACGCGATTTGAGAAAAACGGGCATCGATTTGAGAAAAAATCCATCTTCCGCCCCTCATGCATACCAAATGCAAGCCCCTTGCGCCCGAGCCGGATGCAGCAATGAAGTCGGCCCATCCAGCGCCACGATCGTCCGTGCAGCCAACGCGGTTTGCCAGTCTCGTATGAAGCTCATCACCCCGTCCGGGCTGCGATCCAGATCCGAGCCAAGCTCAAGACACTCCGGCCTCACCAACTCGATGTTCACAAGTCTCGTCGCCATCACCTCAATCCCCTCCCTGTATTTGTCCGCCAATAGAAAAACCCGCCGAGTGCCGAGCGCGGCCGCCGCTCTGTCAGCCAGCATCACCAGCCGTCCGATGTCAAATCCCTCGGCCCGGTGAAATCTCGCCACAATCGCCACGGCCGGCGCGGCTGGATCTGCTTGAACTCGCATCGCACCCATCACCCTGCGGTAGGTCATCGCCGCATGATGGTGGCAACGGCACGCCCCCCAATCCATCGCAGGCACCCCTCGAAACTCCGAAACCGCGCTACCGTTTCCTGGTAAAAAATCAACGCCCCGAATGCCGCGTGGAAACACCTCTGTCCAGGGCAAGGGGCAGTGCTCATTGATCACCCACTCAAAACCAATTCGCGGCGTCCATGTCAAAGCGTTGGCAATAGCCGCAACCCGGTTCCCCAGCCCTTCGGGACATGCAATCCGTTCCCGCAAAACCGCGCCCAGGCTCATCACGGTCTCTTTTTGATCTCGTGGTCATCACCTTCGATGGTGATCGCGCCAGCGTCAGTCGATGTCAAAAACATTTGAACTGATGTGGATTCTGCATTTATTCCACTTCTCAACCGTTGGGGCCCAATCACAGTCCCATCTGCTAATGTCATCTTTGCATAATATGTGCCAGGAAACGCAGTTGTGCAAAATCTTCGGATATCAAGCTCATACGGCCCAGTTCTGGCATTCAGCGGAGTGCCCGATAAATCTGAATCAAAAATCACGTTGCCGGCGGTGTAGGGTGACGCTACGGCAAAACGAATTCGCTTGGCGTTTGTGCCCGTCAGATTCCCGCAAATAGTTAAATGTTCTCTGTCACCGACTGTTAGCTGCCGTAGAAAAGTCCAAGTGCCCTTGACTGCTTCAGCTCCTCCAGCATTACTGCTAACCGCAGCATCAATGGTATTTGCCAAGGCAGCAGGTGCGCGCCCAAGGCGGCTATCCCCTGTATTAGCATTGCCCACATCAGAAATCCAACCACCCTCTGAAACTGCCGCCCCGCCAACAAATTTATTGATGGAACCAAAAACGGTGTTGAGACTGCTTGCTGCCACATACAACCTTGTGTTAGTGGGATATGAATTCGATGAAAGCTTGGTCCCTAAGTCTGTCCTCGTCCCTGGGAAAGTGATTTGTTGACTCGCCGGATACGTTACCGCGCCGGTTTTTGAAAGTCTCCCGATCACGCTGGAGTCAGGGACATTCGACAGCACGGAATCGGTATCATCATTAACAGTGACCCGGTGAATGATGAAGTAATTCGCATATCCTGTGGGTCCGGTGCTCTCAAGAAAAAAACTGTTGAACGCAAACTCTGAGATCCCACTATCGCGAAAAACCCACGTTTTCCCCGCAATGGAAAAAGTCATGACATCATCGGATGGAAATTTCAAGGACACCTTATATCGGGTGTCTGCGACGAGAGCACTACCATCAGCGTAATAGGTGAAATCATCCCCAACTTCGCCGTCTGCTCTGATCCTCCTAAATGTCGCACTTGGAGCGGTGGTTACGCTGACTCCCGCCCCTCCAATGCCGAATGGGAAATGAAGCATTCCTGTCTGTAGTCCAATGTTGTTAAAAACTGGCACAAGCGGATTTGGTCCCATCCCAATTATGATTGCTGCATTTGCTCCACCAGTGCCAGTTGATTTAAGAGAAACCTCCATCACCAATGATCTGATCGGCACACCAGCGCCAACATCGGTGGCAAGGTAATAAAGACCATCGTTGACACCCACAAGCCCTTTACCAACAACGCTATCATTAACAATCGCTGGATAATTTGTGCCGCTTGCTGTCGAGCATCTCCAACCATTGCCTCCAATATCGGTGCTTTGGGCCAAGTGAGTGAAAACTGATCCTGTGGTGAACCTCTCAAAGTTTTCACGAAACAAGGCGGAGTTGTTAGCCTTTGTCCCCAACGTAGTCGATAGGTTAGAGTTGTCGGTGGGGTGTCCGGTCAATGCCGAGAAACTACCACCGCTCGCGGCCGTTGCCGGTGCCCATGCGCTGCCGTTCCATGCGGCGACTTGTCCATTCGTCGCCCCGGACTGAGCCAACTTACTCAACGCGATGGACCCGTCCACCGGCGACAGTGTAATCGCATTCCCCGGCAGCGTGATGCCTGTGCCGGCGGTGTAGGTGGTGCCGCCGGTGCCTGGCACCCATGCGCTTCCCGACCACACCGGCACTTGGCCACTCGTCGCGCCCGACTGCCCCAATTTTGACAACGGAAAAACCAAAGCCGGTGCCGAGTTGAAGACCTCCAAAATCGTCGCTTTTTTAGATCCGCTCGTCCCCGCAGAGATATCGGTGACCGGAAGCAAATCAACCGCTGGATCAATTTGAGCGCCCGTGATGGCCGTGCGCTGACTGACTTTTTGCTGGGCGTGTAAGCTCAAGCCGAGGGCCATGGAAATGGCGAGGATGCGTAGTGTTTTCATGTCTGTTTTTTTAAGCTTCAGTGGTGGAAAATTGACCGCCTTCGGTCAGTTCAGGAGTGCCGTCTTCATTGAGCACGGCGTTCGGCGGAATGTGCGGCTCGTCGTCCAAAATCAAGTTAAAAGTCGCCACCTCCCGCACCACGATGGCCGTCGTGCAATCGTCCAGAACGACCGTCGTGCTCGTCGTGGCGAAGGCGATTTCCAGCGTGGTGTATTTGCGGCAAGCCATGGTGTTAGACGGTTTCCAAGACCTCCAATGTATCGGCGAAATAGGTCGTCTTCTTGCCCTCCGCATCCGTCACTCGAATGCGCCACGCCCACTTGCCCGCAGTCAACCCCGGCACCTCTTGCGCAGGCACCTCGAAGATCCATTCCGATGGGCTGGTGATCGTCACCCCTCCGTCATCTTCCGATGTTAACTCGATGACTTCCGATGGCACCGCACCTGCCTTCTTAAACCGCATGGTCACCAGCGCGATCGCACTTGCGGGAGCCGCCTCACTCACGCGGATTTGCAGGCTCGGAGTGCCATCAAAGGTGTCGCCTTCAGTGAAGGGTGTCAATGCAAGTTTTGATGGGATCATGATGGTTTATCCTGCTTCGTAATTATCCTCCACCGGGATGCGCAGCCGGTCCACGAGGGAGGTGAAATCTTGGCGCGGCGAGGGGCCGATGGTCACGGTGGAGACTTGGGTCCGCAGGTCGGTGGACGTCTCTGCCACGGGGGCTTTCATGCTCGCCCATTCGGCGGGCACTTCAGCGCCCCGGATGGAAATGAAATCCCCAGGAGCGGGGACGGTTTTGGCACTCGGCACCAGAGTCAGTGTGCCTTTGTAGGGCGTCCAATCCTGACGGGCGAAGTAGTTTGACGCGAGGTTCGGCGGGGCCTCCACGAACTCCGCACGGGTGATGAAGGATGATGATGCAGAGTTCGCCGCCGCGATCACCGCCGCCGCCACCGCAGCCGGGGCCATGTTGATCGCATCGACTGCCATATTGATTCCATGCCGCACATATTTACGGTATTGAGCATCCTCGAAGCTCTGGCCAGCGACACCGCCAACCAACCAACCCGCGAGGGCGCCTGTCGTCGATGAGTAACTGCTCTGGAGGACATTCATTCCAGCATTATTCTCGCCGCTCCCGCGCACGGCGGTGAAATCCCCGGTGATGTAGCGCGTCTCTTTCGTCGCGCCGGCCGTTGCCAATTCCGCTGGCGTGAATGCTCCTGTTTCGATCGGCCACCATCCAGTGGCCAGTGAGCCACCTGATGTCCTCAATGCCAGGCTTGTGGTCGTCATCGACTGGGTGGTCGTCACTGGGGACGATGGCGGCCAGCTGATGCCCGTGAACACCGTAAAAGTCTGACCGAGTCCCGGCGACATGAAGAACCCCGCTTGCGCCGCCACTGCTGCCTGCAAGCTCGCTACTTTCGGTAGCAACGCCGCCCACGTCAGGGGTATCTGCGCCGATGCCGCCGCCGCCGTGATGGATGCCCCCACCGCGTCCACGCTGGCTTGTGCCATCGCCACCGCTTTTTGTGCCGTCGTTAGAGCTTCACTCACCAACAGATCAGACCGCTCTTGCCCGCTGAGATAGAGGGAGATTTTCCGGTTGGCCTCGGCGGAATCGTCGCCTGCCTTTTGCACGAGGAACTGAATCACATCGTCGCCCTGGCGGCGGGCATAGGCGATGGACACGCTGAGTGCCCGCGCTTCGGGGAAGGCGCTCAAGGTGACGTCGGAGGCTTTGTTGGAATCCGCGTCCAGGTCGATGACCATTTCCCGCGCCGCCTGGCGGGTTTGGAAGCGCAGGGTCGGCGGGCTGGTCGAGTAATCCGCCCGCGTCACGGCATCCGGCACCCACTTCATAGAGTCCTCGATCGCTGCGGCGATGGAGGATGAGCGGAAGGCCATTTTGGGCACGGCATAGAACTCGGGAAAATCCGCCGGTGCTTGGAAGGGCAGGCCGCGTGAAACCCCTTGCGCCATGAATCCTGCAAGCGTCGTGCTAAGGTCTTGCGCAGGCACCGCCACGAAGGCGCGGTCGCCGGTGAGCAGCGGGGTTTCGGTGAGGCCTTGATAGAAATTGGCGGCTTCGAATTGATAGATCCGCGAGCGGTAGGTGTAGGACCGCTTGACGAGTCCGACGAAGAGCACTTGCCCCGCGTCGTCCAGCAGCGTCACCCATTGGTTATCGTCCACGATCACCGCCGCCGTCGTCGCCCGTTGGGAAAAGGTCAGCACATCGGGAGCCATCGACGCCTGCTTCAGCACCGCGTCCACGATCCCGAGTTGAGCAAGCGAGTAGCTCCGCAGCCCGAGGGCTTTGCCTTCTTCACCCTTGAGGTGATATGGTGGGGTTCCTAACATGTTATCTCAGGCGCGCGAAAATTTGGGAAATTTTTTGATCTTGCACGGCCACCTTCTGACTCAAGGCCCCGATGGTATTGGCGGCATTCGTCAGCGCCGTGATGATCGCATTGCCCTGGGTGGTTTGGGCGGTAGAGACCGCTTGCACCGCGTTGACAATCGCCTGCGTATCCTGCGGAGTCGGGGCGAGGGTTTGGACCGCTTGCACCGTCCCGGCGCGTTCGGTCTCGACGGCGGCTTTGACTTCCGTGGCTTTGGCTGTGGCTGCATCTTGAATGATTCCTGCCTCGACCTGAATCTGTTGGATGACGGGTGCCGTCGCCGTTGAAAGGATGTTGGGCAGGGTATTAAAAACCTCGTCGAGCCTTGCCTTCGCTATCGGGCTGATTTTACCTTCAAATTCTTTGTCTGCCTCAGCGATGGCGATCTCCGTTTTTCTTACGGCCCCTTCCACCCCTTGTTTAAATTTTGCTTCAGCCCCCGCTAAAGTCTCGCTGGCGACTGTGCTGGCGCGTTCGGCGGTAGTGATGGCATCCTTTGTTAACTGGATCGCTTCGTCATCAGCTTTACGAATACCCGCTTTGACTTCGTCCTGGATGAGCTTTAGCTCACTCTTCGCGTCAGCCTCAGTCTTTAGAGCTTTTTCCGCTTCGGTCTTTGCCAGCAGTAAATTATCGTTCAGTCCTTGGATATCCGCCGCAAGTCTAACAGCGATGGCATTGGCCTCCGCTAAGGCCACATCGCCACCATTGAGTTTTGCTAAAGTCACTTCATCTTCCGCCGCGCTCACCTCCCCGGCGGATAACTCCGAGCGGAGACCCACCAATCGCTCCATCTTCGCGATCTGTGTATCGAGCGCTAGATTCTCTTTTGCGATGTTCTCCGACTGAGTGATAGCCACTAGATTTTTTTTACGAAACTCGATGGTCTTGAGAAGCTGAAGCTGAGAGACGCCCGCAGCCTTTTCGGACGTATCCGCCGCTTTTTGGAGTTTGGACATTTCGCCATAGGCTTTGATCACATCCGCGCTCATGGCCGCAACCCCGGCTGCAATCGCCGCGAATGGATTGCCTGTCGTTGCGAACGTGCTCAACCCTACCGAGAGGCCGCTTACTGACGTGCTCACCCCTTCAATCACGCCTTTGAGTGGCGCTAATTCCTTTGCGAACGCGCCCCCCTCTGCCGTCGCTTTGTTAAGTCCTTCTGCGACTTTCCCGAGAAACTCCGCTTTCCCTAGCAGGGCGATGGCTTTGGTTTGTTGCTCTAGCCGTTTAAGGCTTTCGGCGGCTGGGCCAGCTTTATCCTTCAGGGCACCCGTTTCGTCCGCGAGTTTTTTTTGTGAGGGTGCCGCCTCATCATTCGCGCGTTTCAGATCATCCGTCTGCGTCTCCACCTTTTTGACAGACTCCTGAGTCTGGTCCAAAGCGGTCGTCACCTCCTCCGCACCCTTGGTGTCGGCGGTGGTCCGCATCCCGATCTCGATGTCCTTGTCCGCCATGGCCGTTTATCCGCGCTTGATGTGATGGACCATGGAAGCGGCTTCCATGGTGACGAAGGAGGCGGCGGTGTTAGCGGATGCCGTGAGGGAAAGCCTCACCAAGCCCGTCACCCCGCTCACCTTGTAAAAGCCCGTCACCCTCACCAGGTAAACCTGGTTGGCGGCCGGGACGCTTGTCCTGACAGCGAGGTTGGCGGGAGTGCCACTCGTCAGAGCCGTCACCACCTCATCGGCGATTACCGCGCCATCGGCACCATAGACCACGCAATGCAGGCCGCACACGGCCAGTGTCGGCCCGGAGAGGGCGAGCGTGTAGCCCACCGCTGTATTGTTGGACCGCACCAAAAACAGCCCGTCGAAGGAATAAACCCCATTGGCATCCGGGGTGAAATCGAAGTCCGTCAGCGCGATCGCCGTCGTCGTCGCCGTGGGGGTGTTCGTCGTCGCCGCAAGGAGCTTGACCACCTCGGGGAAAAGAGTCCCCGACGCGTCAGCGATCGCCACGGCACCGCCGCCAGTGGCCAATGACGAAAGCGTGATTTTGGTCGCGCCGCCCAGCTGTAGGGTTTCGACGCCGATCCCCGTGGGAGTCATGTCCACCGGCAGGGTGGTCCCGTCTCCGAGGCGCAGCGTGTAAGTCCCGCCGACTGTGCCGGTGCCGATGTGGATGAGTTGGTCCTTGGTGTTCGCCGGAGTGTTTCCGGTGCCTGATAGTGTGTTGGAAGCCATAAAATTTCAGTGTTTAAAAAGTATCCCAGCTCATGGTTAAATCATCCCAGTCCTGCAAGATCCACTGCCACGGGATGCCCGGATAAATCGCCAGCGGAGCCTCCGGCATGAGTTCCCCGCCGCCGCACGAGTAAGCCGTCACGGTTTCGAAGGCCCCGCTGTCCATCAGCGGTTGAGGGGTGCTGGAGCTCAGGACCGCGCCTGTCATGACCCAGACCTCGCCGCCGCTCACCTCCACCCGCAGCGTGCCGACTTTCCCGCTCGGAAAGCCCGCTGCATGGCGCAGGCAGAAGCTATGCAGGGCCGCATGGTTCCCGTGGTCTCGGACGTGGGACCATGAGATCACCGTCTCCGCACCGCCCTCCGCCGAGTTCTCACTCCAGTCCGCGCCGATCGCACGGTAGCGCGTCTCCCCCTGCTTGACGGAGATCTCCACCGGGGTCGGCACAATCGCCCCGATGTCCAGCAGGCGTGTTGGCACGCCGCCGAAAACGAAGTCGATTTGATAGAAGCTCTCGTGGTCCATAAAGGTTATGCTAAAATGCTCGCCGGTGGCGCTGGCCCGCCAAGCACCTTTGGCACGCCCGATTCCTCTCCATCTTGCACCCACTCGTAGTAGCCCGGAATGTTCAGGAAGTTGCCCCCACCCCTCCAATAAGAATCTGTTGTGTAATGCGATAGTTGATACTGCTGGTATTGATGCAGGTAACTCAAAGCCACCTCAATAACCCCTACCTCCTCATAATAATACTCAGGCTTCGTCGGGTCCTCCGGATTAAACCCCCAGAAAGGAATCGGCGGGAAAACCACCGGCACCCCACCATTGGATAGAACTCCCGTGACATAAATGTAAGCAGGAACCGCGCGGGTATTGGGCAGTAACACCACCGGTGCGGCGGGCGCGGACCCACCGCTCACGGCGGGCAGCGACACCACCGGGGCGGAAGGCGCGGACCCACCGCTCACGGTGGGCAGCGACACCACTGGGGCGGTGGGAGCGGAGCCACCGCCGAGGGTGATCGGACCGAAGGATACATCCGTGTCCGCTGGTTGGCAGATGTTGCCGGCACCGGAGTTGCCGGCAGCGAACGCCACTGTCACCAGCGCACTCGCCGCCGTGCTCGCCTCGACGAGCGTTTTTATATTTGCCGCGGTCGAATAGTTGGCGGAAAAATTCATCGATAGGCGGATGCTGATTGCCGTCCCCAAGACCGTCACTTCAGTGGCCCCCAGATTTCCCATGAAAAACCGGATGGATGCCACGCCCACGCCTTCCCCCAGAGTAAACCTCAAATCATTATTCGCACCCGCGAAAGCCGTCTCTAAAAAGGTAGGCTCACCTTCGACGGTGACCACCACCTCGGGTAAAATGGCCGATGGCGCCGATACCGCACCCCCACCGCTCACGGCAGGCAGCGACACCACCGGTGCAGCGGGCGCGGACCCACCGCTCACGGCGGGCAGCGACACCACCGGAGCGGATGGTGCGGACCCACCGCTCACGGCGGGCAGCGACACCACCGGGGCAGCGGGCGCGGACCCACCGCTCACGGTGGCCAAGATAGCGACGGGCGAATCAGGCATCGGATCGCTCAGGTTAGGATTCCACCGGGAAGACGATGGTGTTTCCGGCCACGGCGACACCGCCGTAAGTTTTCAGGATGGTGCAGCGGATTTCCGGCTCAGTGACCGAGTCCTCGCCTTTGATGCCGCCGGTGAGTTCCACGTCGCAAAGCACGTCGGCGATGCAGAGGTCCAGGCCATCTTCCTTGCGGGAATGGAACTTGAGCCAGCCGGTGACTTTGCGCTCGGAGGCCGCGAAGGGAGTCTGCGCCGTGCCGAGCACGATCGCCCCGGTCAGGCCGAATTGCAGGCGCATGAGCATCTCGCCCATTTCGCGGGTGCGGATGTCCAGGAAGTCCTGGACCACGGTGGTCTTGTTGCGCTTGGACCAGCCGCCGCCCGCATCCGGGCCGAAGTAGCTCCGGTCCTTGGTCTCCACCCCAGGGGCGAAGCTCAGGACGGTGCCGAGGTTGTAGTCCGTCCAGTTCGTGGTCGGGGAGCCGTTAGGTTTCGCCGTCGCACTGACGGGAACAGCATCTACAGTCACCCCCAGCGGGATGAAGTAGCAGAAGGAACCCAGATAGAGTTCTTGAAGTGATGGAGCAGCCATAGTTTTGTTTTTTCGTGTTCGTGTTTACAGGGTGACCGGGATGGTGACATCGCAGTCATAGATGAGAAAACTCGTTGAGGGACTCACTCCCCCTTCAGTGGGCAGCGCCTCGCCGAAGGCGTGGCCACCTTTCGGCCGCCACTGCCACATCCGCAGGATGATCGACTTGCGCACCAGGTCAGCAGGTAGGTTCCCCGCGTCGATGATCGGCTTGGACCAGACGGCGATGTTATAGGTCTCCACCAGCTTCGGCCTGCCGGCATTCTTCTCCGCCGTGCGGAATCCGGAATACTCGATCACCACCGCGCAGCCGCTCGCCTTCGCCACCGCCGCCTTGATTTCGGAGTCCAGCGAGAGTTGCTGATAGACCAGCACCTCGGCCTTGGTCAGATCCACCAGCGTGGCGAACTCATCCGCACCTGGCGGCGTCAGCAGCCGCTCGCGGATGAGTTTACCCATGTCGGTATTGGTGCTTGGGATCATGCCTGGTTAAAATAAATCCGGTTGGAAATCCACGCCAAGGCAGACTTCCTGGCCACATCCACCCATTCCGCGTCCGGGGGCAGGAGCGTCCGATCCTGCTTCTGCTTGACCTCCTTCTTCAGCCAAAAAGCCACCCGGCCTTTCAAGTGGGTCGCGGTCGTCTGCGTCCACACCAGCGCCGGGAACCGACCGCCCACGATCGCAAACCGAAAAGTCCCCTCCGGGAAATTATCCCTCACCGTCTTGCCATAGGTCTCCTTGTGGTCTGGAATGGTTAGAAATTTCTTCCCCCCTCCAGGGCGGATCGTTACCGCGCCGAATGCCCGCCCGAGTCCCGTCGATCGCGGAATCCTCACCACCGCCATGCTGTCGTTGGAATCCGCCTGCACCCGCTTCGCTGCCTTGAGGTGGTGGCCTGAGGGCTTCGCCTTCAGCCGCTCCGCCGTCTTGTGCCGGTTCAGGCCTCTGAGGTATTGGCGCGTGAATTCCGCCGTGTCCGCCGCCATCTTGGCGTGCATCGGACGCCTGTTTGCAAGCGCGTTGCGGAACTCGTGCAGCTCGCGATCCGTCTGCTGCATTCCCTTCAGGTTGATCTCCAAGGTCAGACTCATGCAGCCCCCTTTCTGTAAGCCTCATCGGCCGCCTTCAGCGACCTGGCAAGGTTTTCCGAAAAATCCACCACCATCGGCTTCCCTGGGCGCGATGTCCCGAAAGTCGATTTTTTGAAACTCTCCACCATCTCCGGATCCACGCCATCCATCGACACTTGAGGCATCGGCAGCGGCAACTCTCCCGCCATCACTCGTGGACGCTTGGCGCCGCCATGGAACTCCTCGATCGACTCGCCGTTTGGCCCCGTGATTCCAAGCGCCAGACACCGCGCCCTGCTCACCGGCTCCAGCGTCATTTCCGAGTTGAAGTAGAAGGGAGCGTAATCCACCCCCAGCGCGTCCTTGAAATTCTCAAACGAGCCAAGCTCACCCCACACCGGATCACCCACCAAGGCGATCATCCCGCTCTTCGCGCCCACTATCTTGTAAGACTCCACGGGATGCCCCTCACGGATCGGCTTCCCTCCAGCGATCGCCCAGCGGCTCGGCCAATCCCGAGCCACTTCCACCGGCAAGCCCCGCACCAGTTCCTGTGCTGGGAACTCAAGGAGATTCTCAGGCAGCATCGCCCGGTATTGGACTCCTGCGCCCTGCATCAGAGCAAGCTGCGTCCGGATGATCAAATCCATCCGCCGGAAACTCCGCAGATCCTGCAAAGTCCCCCGCAAGCCAGGCTCCAATTCCTCCCCAGGGAATCCGCCCTTTTCCACATCATACCCCAGGATGTCGAGCACCTCATACATGGCCGTCCGAGCCTGCCCCTCACCGATGTCTCCCGCCGCCAGCTTGTCCACCACTTCTTTCAGTTTGGAGGCAAAAATCGCATTCGTTGCTCGCGCCGAAAAAACACTCCGCGCCAGCACCCCCACACCCAGCTCACGCAGCTCCGCCGTGCCGAGATCAGTCGGCATCGGTGACCGCTCCGCAGAAATGCGGAAGGCGTCGAGCAGGGAGGTGATGAGGGCCTTTAGCATGGATTAGAGTCCTGATAGTTTTTCACGGGTCGCTTGGCGTTCGTGCGTTGAGATCGTTTCGATGGTTTGCTGTGGTCCGCTGTCGTCGGTGGCCCCGGTGGGCAGTTCGACTTGCACCTTGCCGTCTGCCACGCGCTCGAAAAAACGCAGGGCTTCCTTCGCATCGTCCAACCGGTCTTTGGACACTTCCAGATCCAGCCGCGTGAGCAGATCCTTGCGAATGAGATGCAGCGCGGGGCGCAGGCACCGCTCTGGCAGCGTCACTCCCTCGGCGAGCTGGTTGGACGGATGGTCCGCGATGTAGCCTCGGGCGTGATTCACCACCTGCCCGATGACGTCCGCCAGCACATCTTGCCCGCTGCCGGTGGCCGCAGACTGATAGGCCGCAGACTCAGGTTCACTGAGCACGCCAAGCACGTCTGCTTCTGTAAGTTCTCTCCACATTTTTTGGTAAAAGCTGAAATTCTGAAAAGCTGAGATTCAGATCCCCGGTGATGTCCCTGGGGTTTGGCCTCGCTTTGAGCGTATCAGCCTCCCCAGGGACACGGACCGGAGCCTGATCAGCTCACGGTGATTTTACGCAGGCCCAGCGTGCTGGTGATCTTGATGATCTCGTAGCAACCCACGGCGATGACGTGGCGCTTGGCACTGATGCGCTGGCTATAAACCTGGAAGGGTCCGCCGCCTTCTTCGGCGCTGCCGTTGGAAACGAAGCGCTTGATGTTGGAGGCGTCTTCCGTGTCCATGCCGGAGCTTGCGTTGAACATCAGCACGAGGTTGCCCACGCTTTGAGTCTTGGCGGTGGCACCGGAGGTGTAGCGGCTCTTGGAGAAGAGAACGCTGTCCACACCCAGCAACCCGGCGATCTGGGCCTCGTTCATCGCGGCGCTGGCGAAGCCGCCGGCGCTGTTTTGCGCACGGTGGGCAAGCTGGCGCTTGGAGGCGGAGGTGTCGCCGTAGCCGACGCGGTTCGGTTTCACCCCGGCGGTATCCGCTGCGGTGATGAGCGCGACGAGCACGTCCTGGTCCGGGTCTTTACCTGCCGTGGTGTCCCACGTCTTGGCATCGTTGGTGCCGGTGGCCAGGAGTGCGATCGCACGCCGGAGGCTGTTGCGCTTGATGCGGCGCAGCAGCTTCTGGGTGTAGTATTCCTCCCAGTTGGCGCGGCCCTTGAGTTGGTCGAGATCCAAGGTGATCTGGAGACCCCGGTTGCGGGTTTTCTCCTGGACCTTGGTTTCAGTGTATTCCACGTCCTTGAAGTCACCCTTGATCGGGCGCTCGTCGTCCAGGTAATCGCTCAGAAACTCCTCGGCGTTATCCGCCACGGCGTATTCGAAGCGCTCCGAGACGGGCACGGCCGGCGCGAAGAACTCCAGCTCCGCATCCAGTTCCGCGTCCCGCCAGCCGACTGCGAAGTCGGTGAGAGGTTGTTGGAAGTAGGCTTCGGTGGCCAGGGCGGCGTTGAACTCGGTAACGCGTTCGTGGATGTTGAGATCCGCAGTGGTCGGCGCGGCTTCGTAACTTGCGTTTTCGATGCGGCGCAGCGTGTTGTGAAGGCTCTCGCGAGCGGCGATGGCCTGTGCGATATTGATTTTTGATTTCATACGTTTTCTTGATTTCAGATTTTAAGGGTTCACCTCACAGCGTGGCGGCGGCGTTGATCAGCGGGAAGCTGGGAGCCACTTCGATGAGGTCTCCATCCGCAGCGGCGGCAGTGAGGGCGCGGCCGACGAGGAAGAGGGTCGCTCCATAGGTGGGGCTCACTTTCCCGGCGGCGGCGGTGTAAACCATCGCCCCGGCCGTAATAGGGGCATTGGCCACCATCTTCAGGGTGCCAGGCACGGCCCCGAGGATCGCCACGGCGGCGGCCTCGTCGATGCCGGGCTCATCGAGCACGACTCCGAGCGGGCGCGTAGTCGCATCCCCCAGGGTGATCTGGTTGTCTGCCGTTCCCTTCTTCACCAGGGCATAGCGCAAGGTGATGGCGGAGGTTTGGGCGTAGTAAGTCACCTTGCCGTTTTCGTGGGTGCCCACGGTGCTGGCGACGTTATAGCATTCCTCGCGTGCTCCGAGACGGAACACCGAGACGATGGCGAGCATGATCATGCTCAGGATGTGTAGTAGTGTTTTCACTTTATCGTGTTGGTTCTTGTTTGTCTTTGTGTTCCGCCTCGGGCCGGGTAGTCCGGCCCTTGGCAGGAAATGGTTTACTTCTTGGCCTTCGCTTCTTTCGCCAGGGTGGCGTCGTAGTCGCGTTGGAGTTGGATGGATTGAATAGCTTGGTCCCGCGTGAGTCCCACTTGCGTGCGTTCGCGGATTTCTTCCTCGGTAATGCCTTTCGGCGCTTGGGCAGGTGTCATGGCCGCCACTTCGTCAGCGGCGGCGGCGTCCACCGGATCAAGCTCCGGGGCGGTTTCGTCAGTTTGTTTCTTGGCCATGGTGTTGGTCTGTTCGTTGTCTGTGGATCAGCTTTCGCGGTTGAAGTAGGTGGCGAACTTGGCGTCCTTCTTGACGGTGCTCCATGCGTCCACGTAGCTGAGGCCGCGCTTCTGTTGGAGTTCTGTCACGGCATTGGCCACTTGCTCGCGCATGGTGTCGCTTTGCTCGCGGTCCTGGCGGGATTGTCCTCCGCCCAGCGCCTGGGTGTTGAGCTTCGGCGTCATCGTTGTGAGTGAGTTGACGGCTTCGTCGCGCTTGTCGCCGGTGAGCTTGGTTTGCCACGCGGGGCGCTCGGCCTTGGTGATCTTGCCATCGCGCTCTGCCAGATCCAGCAGCGCATTGTTGTGAGCTTCGCGCAGGTTCACGATGTTCGTCTCTGCGGTGGTGAGGGCGCAAGCCATGTCATCCTTGGCCTTGGTGGCGTCGGTGGCGGTGGTCTTGGCATTTTCCAACTCGGGGGCCATCGCTTCCTTTTCGGTTGCGGCGGCGATGAGGCTGTCGATCTTGGCGAGGACTTCCTCGTCGGTGGCTTCCGGCGCGAGGCCGAGTTTTTCGCGGATTAGTGTAGGGTCCATGATGTTGTTTTTATTGTCTAGCAGTGAATTGAAGACCGGCTCGCTTTCGAGAATCCGGGGCGTGTTGGTGAGGCCGATGGAGATCAGGCGATCCGGCGCGAAGGAGCTTTTCCCCGCAGGCGCGTCCCAGCGCGGACTCGGATAGATCCACCAGCCCTCCGCCTTGTTTTCCTGGCCGATGGAGTTCCACTCCGCCAGTCCCCACAAGCCATCGGGCCGGGCTTCCAGCTTGGTGATTTTTCCGATGCGCCGGTCATCCGTCCAGATCTCCGGATCCACGTCCGGATGGCCGTGATAGATCGGCACGCCCCGGAAGGCGCGGCCCAGCTTGCCGAGCACGGAGTTAAACTCTTCCACCATCGCGGCGGCGTTCTCCTGGGAAACCGTCTGCGGCCGACCTGGCACCTTGCCCCGGAATTGGCCGTAAGGGGAGATTTTGAACCACCCGTCCGCCGTGTCTGAAAAGTCGATGGCTTCGGAGGGATCAAGCGCGTTGGCGATCGCGGCTTCACGGGCCTCGGCGGCGGCGCTGTTGGCAACGCTTTCCCGCTTGGCAAGCCACGCAGCGTCCCGCAGGCTCATTTCATGCCAGACCCGAGCGACTTCCTGAAGAGTGCCGAATACATAGCCCTGCTTGACAAGCTCGTCGAGGGAGGCTGGGTCACCACGGTCATACGCCACGAGAGCGGCCAATTCCGTTTCACTTGGACTCCCCGCGGTGTGCAAGGAGCAAGCCTCATGAAGGCGATAGCGCGAGACCTTTCCCTTGGACCCAAAGGACTTCACGCCCTGCTCGTCTTTTGTGAAATCCATGGCAAGGATCTTCCTGACGATTTTGAATAATGAGTTGATGAATGTTGGTTTCATGATATTGGTTTTGTCCTGGCGGCACCCAGAGAGAAACCAGGCATATAGGGTTCTCTCTGCGTAGACGGGAGCGGAATATACTGCCCCGCCACCCGCCTTGAATTTTTCATTTCTTGAGTGGCGTTAGTTTTCCGATGGTTTTGGGGTCTTCTAGTCCAGTGACAACCCAGCCGTGTTTGCTGCCCTTCCGCTGGATCACGATCATCAAGTCGCCCTTGGCGATGATTGCTTTGTTCTCTTCCTTGTTGTGGTAGTAACCCTTGCCTTCCACTAAGGTTGCCGGAATCCGGTGCCATGAGTCCGGGTGTTTTTCCTTCAAGTGGGAAAGCCCCCAGCCGGTTTCCTTGGACGGGTTGCCGTAGTCGAACTGGATTTCTCCAAGATCTTCACGCACCACTGCCATAGGTGCCTTGCCCTGAGTGGCCATCACATGCTCCATGCCGCGCCATGCCCGGTCTTGTTGCTGGCCGATGTCCATCGGGTTCTCCTTGGATGGCACGGGGCCGAATTGATCCCTATGTCCTCCGCCGCGTAATTCCCGCGAGCGATTCCATGGGATAAACCAGCCACGCGCTCCTTTATCCTGCGGATTGTATCGAGCGGCATTCTCCACATCTTCCGCCCCATCCCCCAGGAACGCATCCGTGAACTGCCCCACCAGCACTTCCGCTAGATTCTCCGCATCCCCCGCCAGCTCTGGCATGTTCGCAGAAATCTTCTTCAACGCGGCTTGCATTGCCGGAAAATCACCCGCCTGCAAAGCCCCTGCGAGGGCCTCGCCAAGCGGTTGCAGATCTGAACTCAAAGCCGCTGTTAGCCGTCCGGTTAAATTTTCAGGATCCTCCGCATTCTGCAAATCTTCTTTCAGCATTTCAGGTTTCAGCGTTTCAGCTTTTACCCCGCCGAGCACATCCGCATCATCCTTGGCCTCGGGAATGTTGGCACGTTCCATGAGCGCGGAGATGGAGACACGGGCACCTTTTTCAGCGAGCGCGACTCCTGCGGTAATGACCTTGCTGGTATCTTCCTGCACCGGCACCACCAGTTCCACGCGGGCCAGCGGTTCCACTCCGTTCCCGAAGTGCCACTCGATCACCATCCGGGAGACTTCCTCCAACGTCTCGGCGATGGTTTCCGCATCATCGCGGCGTAGGATGTCGGTTTCCTTTTCCTGGAGGCTTGCGCCGGTGCCGTCGCCCTGGTTGGACGACATCGAGGAAAGATCCGCGCCCCGATAGAGTGCGGCGAACTTGCGATCTACCCGCTCCACAACCGCAGGCATCGGCATTCCTGTTGGGTTGCCATTCGCCTGCACCAGTTCGATGGGCTTGGCGTGCGTGCCGTCGTCGCCATAGATCACGGCCATCCAATCGTGGCCGAAGGATTCCACGGCGGCCTTCATGGCCTCCGCCTCCGGGCTGCCTTTCTTGGCCGTCGTCCGGCCCATCACGCCAGGCACGCTGAATTTTTCAGAGAAGATCAGCCAGTCGTTGAACGCGCTACGCTTGGCCAGGTAGCCGATGCAGCAGGAAATCATCAGCCCGTCGCCGGTGGTCACCATCCATTCGCCATCCGCCAGGATCTCACCGCCGATGGCGGAAAGACTGGGAAGGTAGCGCAGGCGGCCGGTCCGGTTTTCAAACTGCCACAGCGGCACAAATTCAAAAGTTGCCCGCAGCTCTCCATCCGGACGCGGCTGCCAGATAATGTGATGGGCGGCATAGCGATAACTCACCGCCGTCATCATCTGCTTGATCAGCCGGCGGAATCCGCCGCGCTCATTCCGGTCGTAGCTGTTCACGCAGCGCACGTTTTTCCAGAAGCTGTTCAGCACGTCCTTGTGGGCGTCTCCCTCAGCGCCTGCGTCTGCCGCGACTACCACCTGCATGTCCAGCTGGCTCACATCCTTCTCACGCTTCGGCTTCACGCTGGCGATCACGTCATCCCGCTCCGCGATTTTTTCCCACAACAGGCAGGCCTCGCGCAGATACCCGTGCTCAAACTGATCGAGCACCCGCGCCAGCATGTCCGGCTTCAGATAGGGCAGGGGATTGTGCTTGTTCTGGCGCAGCGTGCGCAGCGCCTCCGCGCTGGTCGTAAGCGGAGCGCTGCCCACGGCCGGGGGAGCCGTGTTTGCCACCGATTTCCGGCGACTTCTGGCGGCAGGGCCACTCATGCGGCACCTCCTCTCACCAGGCAGCCTTGCACAGCCTTGCAAACCTCTTGCAAATCGCTCTTGCACGCGCTTTGGCACATTGACGCGGAAAAGGCGTTACCCCCGCCTAGAATCGCCTTAAAATGGATTGCTGTCATCATACGAAATAGTTGCTCACCCGGCGAAGCGCACGCCCCGGCGAATGTTAAAGGTTTCCAGCTCCACTGGAGCCGCTTCCACCACCCCCAAGACCAGATGCTCCGCCAATCCCGAGTAGGCATTCGCCAGCAAGAGGTGGTTGTCGCACTTGTCCACGTAGTCGCCCTTTTCCCCATCCACCTCGTCGCGGGCGGATCCCGTGATCAGGTGACGGTCGAGAGTCTCGACGATCTTGTCGCTGCCATCCACCCGGCGCGGCAGCAGCATCACCGGCTCCTGATAGACGTTCCCGTTATGGCTCCGGTAAAAATTTTCCTTCGGCGTTAGAAATTCGGAAATCACCCGGTCGATGGTATCGAACCGGCTGCATTGGATGATCGGGAAAAACTTCGTCACCCCATCCGCCTGGTCCTGCCCGATCTTCTGGACGATCCCCATGCCTGGCTTCCGTGTGAACTCCACCACCGCGCAGCGCAGGTTGATCCACTCGCCCTTTTCCCCATTCCATTCCAGGCCACCGGGGAACTTGATCCGCTTGTTTTCCGGATCGGTCACCACAGGCCACTTGATCCCCTCCAGGCCGTTCAGCGCATAGGTGATCATCCGCGCTTCATTCACCGCAGGCCGCGCATCAATGAAAAGCGCCGTCAGCCCGATCTTGCTGAAGAGCGTGACAGCTCGGTTCACCACACCACCCAAAGGAATATCCTCCGCATGAATGATGCGCTTCTCGACCTCACTCACCACTTCCCGCGCCACGAACCAACACGAGTTGCCCGTATCCAGTCCACCATACCCGACCGCACCAGGGCGCAGCGACAAGCTCGTATCGAACGGAATCCCCGCAGCACGGCTTCTTGTTAAAATCTCAGGACTCAATCCCTGAGTCGTATTCATCGGCAGTGCCAGCACCTCACAACGGAAGGCCACCATCGTCACCGGATCTTTGATCGCCTTCTGCCACCGCGCCAACGTCTGATCCAGACCATAAGCGCTCATCCCCAGGTGGGAAAAACTAAACGACCAATCCCGCATCTCGATGCGCTCAGGCTTCAGATGCAACTCAATCGGCTTCGTCCGATCAATCACCGCTCCCGTCTCCGGATCCGCCAGATAGTAAGTCTGCCCAGGCTTGTAGGAAAACTTCTCCACATGCGGATCTTCCCCGCGTTGGAAGTCTCCCACATAGGTCAGCTTCGGATCGCTCGCTTGCGGCTCAGCTCCTAACTGCAACCGGCAAACCTGCGGCCAATGCTCCTCAGGCCGGATCGTCTTCCCATCACCCACGTCGAAAACGAAGATCCCCTGAGATCCATCCTGCCACTCCTTGTTCTGCCCGGCCCCATGCAAGCGCTGCGTGCCGATGGAAATCCGGAACCGCAAATCAGAAGCACCCATCCGGCCTTCCAGATACTTCGAAAACTTCGACTCGATGTCATCCTTCTCATCCTCGATCGCAATCGACATCGAGAAAGACGTCGGAACCTTGTTCAGCCCCATCACCAAGCACTCCGAGGTCCGGCCGCTATCCTTGAACATCACCGCACCCTTGCGGTTCACCAGGCGGCCTCGCTTGTCCTTGCCTTTGCCCAGCGTCATCAGCGGCCCGAGGAAATCCACCCGCTCAATCACGTCCGGGCGGAACTTCCCGTCCACGATCCCATCGACGAGTTTGTCATCCGGCAGATAGAGGCCCACGTTCATGAACCGCACCCCACCGGCATACGCCATCAAGTTACACTCGATGATCGTCTTCCCAAGCTGTGCTCCGCCACCCAGGGAAAGCTTCGCGTCCTTGAGCATCTCCCCGGTATGCGATCCGAGAACCAAGTCGATCACCCGCACCGCACAAAGCAGCGCCTCACGCCCCTCCAGGGAGTAGCGGACGAATGTTCCATCCGGCTTGCGCACCTCCGCATACTCCAACAAAAATTGCTCGAAGCTTTTGATGTCCGGCACATGGCTGCTAGGGTTTTCACCCAACGCCTGATCCAGCCGCGACACCGCATGACCCTTCTTCGTCTCTGCCACCGCGCTCACTTGCCGCCTCCTTTCTTCTTCAGCCGCTCATTGAGCTTGCGGATCAGCTCCTCGGCCTCCTTGTCACCCTTGGCCGCTTCGACCAGCGCATCAATACCGGCTTCCTCTTTCGTCTGTGCCGCCTGTTTCGTCTTGGCCTCATTGCCCTTCTGCGTCCGGATCTTCACCCACTCCCGCACATAGGCCGCCTTTGTCTTTGCGTCCACCTCCTGGCCGTTCAGCAGTTCAAACGTCGTCTGCCGCATCAACTCCTCAGTCGCAGAGTCCCAGTCCACCGCTCCAATGCGGTCGATCATCCCCTCCGCCACCGCAACCGTTAGGCTGACTTCCTCATCCTTGATCGGCTGGCATTCCAGCGCCCAGAAGCGACCCAGCGCATCGCCGGTGGTTGTCTCCTGGCAATGCTCCCAAAGCCAATCCTTGGCCTCCTTGTAAGTCGCACCGCCCAGCAGTAAATCACGCAACTCCAAAACCCGGCTTTCAGGCTTCAGACTGTGGAGCTTCGAATCGCCCCTCACCTTGCGTTTGCGTTTACGAATCATTCGGCGATGCGTGCCAGCCCCTCGGCTGTGATTTTGATCAGGGTGAAATCCTTGGTTTCGATGATGGTCACCTCTTTGGCGCTCTCCAGATTGCTGCAGTGCCTTTGCATGTCCGTCAAAGACATCGGCGTCCCACGCAACCGCAGCTCGCTGTGCAACACCGGCTCGCGCAACCCACGCGGGTGGCACGGCTCCAACGCTGCGAGAATATTCAGTTCAGGGTTCATCGTGTTCCTGGGGGTTTCCGGTTCATTGCGATATCGAGCAGGCGGGAAACATTTTTGGAGACCTCTTCCACGGACCCTTGGAGGGTGGCCGTTACCTTCGTTTGGATGTCCAGCCGCTCATGAATCCTGCTCAGTGCCGTCCGCGCAATCCCGCGCTCCGACTGGATCGCCTCCCAGATGTCATGGATCTGCCGCTCAGTCCGCTCGATGTGCTCCACGAGCTCCGGCTTCGTCGCCCATGCCGGCTCTTCGCGTGTTAGAATCGTCGGCACCGGCTTCTTCAGCGTCACCGCGTTTTCCACCTCGTTTTTGCCCGAGGATTTGCCCTTCAGCCACACCCCGCCGATCACCGGGATAATCGCCACCAGCACCGCAATCAGCCACTTCCCCGAAATCTGAAAATCCTCAGTCGGAACCTGTGCGAAAAAATCAATCACGCATCACCTCCCTCTGTAAAGCCCACCATCGCCACCCACCGCCGGTAACCCTCCACGATCACCCGCCCCAGCACATCCCCCATCACGTTAGATTCGTGAGCACCCTCACGCACCAACCACCCACCCAGCTCCCGCAGTCCGCGGCTGGTCATATCCGTGATCACCTGGTCAACATCCTGCGCATCGCGGACCGACTCATAAAATTCCTTCAGCTGCTCCTCGTTCATGCCTTCCCCTTGGAGGTTGAGATTCCAAAATGTTTCCGCACCCCAGCAGCCAAAGCCCTGGCCGATGCCGATTGATTCGCCGGATTCCGAAGCCACGCCTCGCCCGCAACCGTGTGGATAAACTCCAACTCGAAAAGCACCGCCATCATGTGCGTCTTGCGCAGCACCGCGAAACCAGCCTCCTTGTCCGGATCGCCATCGCTCATGTCCATGCGCCGGCGCTTCGATGGAAACCCATGGCCAAAAGCCCGGAAAAGCTCCGTCGCAAAGTCATCCGCACGGGTATCGCCTAAAGTGGTGAAAACCTCGAACCCATCCCCCTTACCTGGAGGCCCCGAGTTGCAATGGATCGAGAGGAAAGCATCCGCCTCCCAGTCATTCGCGATCATCGCCCGCTTGCCCAGGTCAACAAAAGTATCATCGCGCCGGGTATAGTTGATCTCGAACTCACCCAGCAGCATCGCCCCCAGCAGCATCGCCACCGCAAGAGCCACGTCCGATTCTTTCAAACCGTTGGGCCCCACCGCTCCCGAGTCATGTCCCCCATGCCCCGCGTCGATCATTAGCTTCGGCCTCCGTTTCACGCCCGTGGATTCCTTCCCAGATCACAGTTCATCAAAATTTCATTCTGCTCTTTCCGCATCTCCGCATCCTCCCCCGTCCGCCGACGACGCAGACACAGCAGGAGCGCCAGCACTCCTATCGCAATACATGTCTGTGTCGTCGGCTCCATCGTCTGGCGGTCTTTTCGTTGTTGGTAATGTTAGAGTGTGGGAGCAGGGTCCAAGGTTTCCGGTTACTCACGGCCTCTCATGCCTGCCCCTCTAAATTTTTTCTTCCTGCAAACTGAAAACTGAAAACTAGCAACTCACTTCCCCGATCGCGCATCCACCGCCACCGTCACCCCGTCCGCCGTCGAGTAGCACACCGTCCCGTAGTCGGTTTCCGCGCACGTCCTCAGCGGGAAGGCCCTCACCGCTGCCACCTGGTCAGCCGAGCATGACGGCAGCGCTGTCCCCAACACCGCCGCCATGCCTAGCAATCCAACCATGAGCGGAGTCATCCCCCCGGATGATCCGTTGTCGTCATCTCTCTCTTCCCCGGCACTGCGCCGGAAAATCTTTGTTACCCAGGGCAAGGCCAGCCGCGTCAAAAGCGCCGCCGCCAAGCCCCCGAAAACCGTCAACGGCTCCACCATCGCCGCCCCCGCCGTCTGCGCCGCCTCGATCTCCGAGGGCGCGGTTAGAAAACTCACGAAAAAAGCGACGAAGATGCCGACCGCGTAAGTCACCGCATGTCGCACGATTGAGGATAAGGAATTTTTCATAGGTGTGTTTCAGTGGCGGAACCACCTAACCACACCTCTCCCGCACCGCCGCCGCACCTCCCACAGCTCAATCACAAATCGTAAATCCTCCCCGGAATCCCGGCGGAAGAAACCTACCGGCTCACGCCTCCAAGCGCCCAAGCGCCTCGCGTTCCGCCTTATACCGCAGCACGCTTTCGGAATCAAGCCTCAGCGAGGCATTGCTCGCCTTCCCGTCCTTCCGTTTCACGCGGGCCCCCGGTTTGAAACCCTTCAGCAGCCCCAGCCGGTATAGATCCCCAACCGTCCACACCGTCACCCCTAACACCGCCGCCGCACGCTTCGTGCTCATCACACTCAGCGGCCGCTTCGCCACCAGCTCCATCTTCCCGTCGCCCTTGGCCACGAGTTCGGATTCCCAGATCAGCGTGAGCTGTTCGGCGCGTGCATGGGGCGTGCGGATCTCTTGCATGGCCACATCATAGCACACCAGTCTCCGGGTGTGTGCTATGCTATCCACATCATGGAACTAATCGACTACGCGGAACAACAAGGCCAAGCCAACTTCGCCTGGCAGACCAAGGTGAATGAAACCACCCGCCAGGAGGCGAACCTCACCCTCGGCTTCCTCATCACCGGCGGCGGCGCTGCCGTGGCATGGGTGATCAACCAGTTGGCTGGCCCGTCTCCAGACGCTACACTCGCCTTCGCGGTGTTCGTCATGGCGCTGTGGCTCTTCGCGCTGGCCGCCAGCGTGCAGTTCAAGTGCCTGAAATTCAAGTTGGCCATGCCGCCCGCGAACCAGCCGCTGCACGTTTACCAGCCGCAATACAACACCCTCTCCCTGCGCGCCCAGCAGCTAAGCCACCTGGAACAGGCCATCATCTACTGTGTGGAAACGGGACAGGAAAAAGCCAAAGCCTTGAGACGCCTCCGCATGGCCGCCTGCTTCACTCCTCTCGTATTTCTGGCGGCGTGGGTCTTGGCGGCTTGCTGTTTTCAATAAGCTCACGATCCGCGCTTTTTGCCCGGATCGCCTCGTTCCGGCGCTCATCCTGGCGGCTTGCATCCAGTCGCATGATCGGCGGCTCCACGCTGCCTAACGGCGCGTCCGGCTTGGTGTTGTCTGAGTCAGTCATAAGTTCATTCTTCGGATTGATCCGCCAACCTTTCCAGTGCCGTCGCGATCCGCTGGTTCGTTTTCAGCAGTTCACCCAACACGGCTAACAACTCCGGATCGGAAGATGAATCGAAACGCGGAGGCGCGGAGGACGCAGAGGGAGACGCGGAGGGATGAGGGTCGGGGGCTTCGGGACTGCGAAAACTGCGAAGAGTGAAACCTTCAGCTTCCGCAGTTGCTTCCGCCTGTTCTAACTTTCTCCAAGCCTTGTCTGATATGGGGTTTCCTCCTGTCCTATAGGCATAAAACATCCTGTCGGAAATGCCGATCTTCACAGGCAGATCCTTCAGGAGCACACCCATCGCGGACGCCAGATTTTCTGTGCGTTGCGAAAAATGCGATGAACTGCGATTTTGTTGTTGCATTAACTGCGGAAACTGCGATTCCTTCTCCCGTGCCGGTTACGGAATCCGAAACCTAGTCATCCCACCACCCCACCGCAAGCCAAAAGAATCCTTAACACAACCAAACCAACCCCACCATGAACCCCATCGCCCTCACCTTACTCTAACATCATGGCAAACTCCTACATCAACGGTGCCCCGCACCAATCCCTAAAGGCCCGCTTCCCTGGCATCAGCCTCGCCGCCACGGATCTCGGCGTCACCCGCTCCCACCTCTGGCAAGTCCTAGCAGGCAAGCGCGAGAGCAAGCCCCTGCTCGCCCGCTGGAAAACCTGGCTCGCCAGTCACCCCGAGTTCGCCCGTCTGCAATCCCGCTAACCCCGCCTAACCATGCACCCCACTGACCTCATCACAGCCATTCTGGAACTGCTTCAATGCCATAAAACGGAAACGGCCCCACCAGTTCAATCGCCACCAGTTTCATCCAGCTATCCCCCCGCCGGTGCCACGACTCCGTTAGTAGCCACCGCGCCAGCCTTGGTGCATCCCATGCCTGCGGCAGCTCACCCACAGGACTCTCCCGACACTCTTCAGGAAACAACTGCCCCACGAAATCGCAGGCACATTCCGCTCGAAGAAATAATTGCCACGCAATTTCGGGCGAAGTGGCTTCTGCAATACCACCACTCGCTACTAACTGCACAGCCGCAAGATCTGTCAGCGCTCGATGTCGCCTTCCTTCAGCAAACAGGTGCAGGCACAGCGGGGCAAAACCTTTGGCAATCACAGGCTTCAGTTCCAGCAATGCCGGTATCGCCTGAACCCTCAGTCCTTCCCGTGCCCTACCCAGAAAGCCGAGCGCATGAATCCATCCCTGTGGGCATTCCATGTCGCCAATGTGGCCACCCCTTTTAATTCCCGCAATCCAAAATCCACCGCCACCTCTTCCACCTCCCACTTCCCACTCGTCACTCATGCCAGATCCCCACACAGACCCAGACGACGACACCCTGGCGACCGCACTCGCCGCCGCCCTCGACGCTGCCGACCTCGACGATCTGACCATCTGCGACGGCATCCCCGCCGCCGACGTCGCCCGCCAACTCGGGATCAGCGAGCGCACCGTCGCCAACATCACCGCCACCTTCCGCGCCCGCCTCGTCGTCCGCCTCCTGGCCGATCCCGCCACCCCCCGCCTCATGATTCTCCACGCCAAAAAAATCCTCAGCCAACTCTAACACTATGAGCACGCACACCCAACCGACACAAGCCAACGTCATCCTTGCCGAGCTGGAAAAAAACATCGGCCAATGGGTGCCAATGCCACACCTCGCCCGGATCTCAGGAGCCTATGCCGTCCATTCCAGAATCGCAGAGCTTCGCAAGCGAGGCCACTCCATCGGCACCCACGTCAAGAATGTCGGTCACCTCAAGCACTCCTTCTACCGCCTCTCCCTCTGAACACTTCTCACTTCTCACTCGTCACTTCTAACCACCAACCACCAAAACCATGATCGCACTATACATCATCACCGCCTCACTCCTCGGATGCGCCATCGGCTTTATGGGAGCTGCTCTCATGGCCTCCCGCAAAATCCAGCGCCTCGAAGCCGACACCTGGCAAGCCGCCAACCGTTACTATTCCCGCCGCTACAAAGACCGCGAATCCGTTCTCTAACATAACACAACGGGGCGGATGGCCAAAAGCGCAAGCTCCGGCTCGGTCTTAGATAGCCGCACTAGCATCCGCCCCACCTCTTCCATTTCTCACTTCTCACTGATCACTCGGCACTTCTTCCTCTTCCCTGAAAACTGAACACTGAAAACTAGCAACTCTCTTCCCATGTCCGCCTGCCCCACACTCACCAATCTCCTTTCCATCATCTCCGAGTTCGCCGTCGTCGATTCCGAATCCATCGGTTTCATGGACACCCTCGCCAGTCTCGGCCTCGACTCCATCGACACCCTCGAACTCCGCATCGAGATCGAAGATCAATTCGAAATCGACCTCCCCGAAGCCCTGCTCGTCCTACCCACCACCACCATCGCCACTCTCCACGACGCCATCCAAGCCGCCTCTTCCCTGAAAACTGAAAACTGAACACTAACAACTTATGTCAACTACCACCGTCGAAATCCTCACCAAAGCCCAAGCCGCCGCCCTCGATCTCCGCGACCACTCCAACGCGATCAACGAGACGCTCGATCTCATCGTCAAATTCGAGGAATCATTTGAGGAATCCACCCTCGAACCCCGCCTCCTCATCGGCCTCGAAATAGCCAAGGCGCAGGCGAAGTTTGGCATGACCGTTCAGGAGGGCGGAAAGCTCGGTGGCAGGCCATCGTCCGAAACCTTGTCACAGTGTGACAAGGTTATCGACCCCGCCACCGCCTCCATGGGATTCACCGGCTGGCTCGCCCGTGAAACCCCGCGCCTCAAGCGTCCCACGGCCATCAAATACGCCCACGCTTTCGCCTCACTCGGCATCCCGGCAGACAAGGCCACGCCCGCACTTATCCGTGCCAAGATCAAGGACATCCGCCACCATTGCGGAAAAAACAGCCTGCCCATGCCCAGCCTGCACAGCCTCTACAAAGCAGGCAAACCCAAGCCGCTACAAATCGAAACCACCGAGGAAAAGGAAGATCCGACACGCCTCGGAGACGCCCGAGAGGCGTGGTTCCTATGGCGCGAGCGGGCGGAGAAGCTCGTCGCCAACGGCGTTCTCGATGACCTGGACAAGCCAGGCGTGGAAGCCCTCAAGGAATTCAACCTGTGGCTGCGCGACCGCATCAACGCCCGCCTCAAATAAAAACCCTCTGACTCATCATACCCATGACCTGCATCACATCGCTCGACTACGCCTCGCCACTCTGGGAATCCATCCCCGGCGATCACCGGGAAGAACTGCGCCGCATCGTTGCGGCCATCAGCGAGGCCCCGGCGAGCGGTGTCACCAGGTGGATGCAGCAAACCGCGCCCCAGTTAGGCCTCAGCTACCAAGCGTTTCGCCGGCACTATTACAGCATCAAGAATAACGGCGGTGACTGGACGGTCATCATCGACAAGCGAAAGGCACCGGAACACCGCGCCGCCACCGCCCTTGCCAGGCAACCTCACTTCATGGCCGCGCTCGCCAAGATTGTCGAAGAGCATCAACGCAACAATCAGGCAGGCTTCCGCGCTCTCCGCCGCCGCTGGGCATCTCGCCGCGTCGCCATCCCCGGCTATGAGACATGGCCAGGCTGGCCCAAGATCCCGGCTGGCTGGACGGATGGAAACCTCGGGAGGATCGTTAAGGAGCAAACCAACCTCGCCCGCATGCGCTCAATCCGCGTAGGGACATCGAGCAAGACCAATATCTATCTCCCCACCGTCATCACCACCCGCGCCAATCTCTGGCCCGGTGCCGTCATCCAGTTGGACGACGTCTGGCATAAAAATTTCGTGACCCTCGGCAAAAAGCGCGAGGTCGTTAGGGTTCTCGAACTCGGTGCGCTCGACCTCTTTTCCGCCTGCCGTTTCCACTTTGGAGCCAAGCCACGGCGCAAGCGCGATGGTGGGTCCTACGAAACCATCGGCGGCAGCGATATGAGGATGTTCCTCGCCGGGTTGTTCCACCGCACCGGCTATTCACCGCAAGGCACGATGCTCATGTCCGAGCATAACACCGCCAAAGTCTCCGAGGATATCGCCAGAATCCTCTACGATGCCACCGGCGGAATGATCCGCGTGGACTACCAGCCCATCGAAGGCAAGCAGGCCGCTCTATCAGGCTATTGGGCAGGCAGCGAGGGCGGAAACTTCCGCGCCAAAGCCTGCCTCGAATCCACCCACAGCCTCATGGCTAACGACCTCGGCGCACTGCCGATGCAGTCCGGCCACAACACCCACGGGCTACAAGGCCCCGTCACCACCGACCGCATCGCCGCCTACATCCAGCGCATCGTCAAGAGCGTCTTGGAAAAAGTCCCGCACCGCGAACACCTGCTCAAACTGCCCGCCCTGGACTTCCACACCCAGTTCTATCCGTTTCTTGTGGACTACTATCAGTTTGGTCTCAACGCCCGCACCGATCATGACTTGGAAGCCTGGGAAATGCTCGGTCACGTCGTCAACGAATACACCACCATTCCCGGCAGCGGGCATTTTTTCAGCGAGGATGTTTTCCTCAAGCTGCCTGCACCATCCCAAACGGCCATCCGCCACGCCGCCGCCGCAGATCCTCAGTCCTGGAGCCGCCGTCGCAAACTCTCCCCTGGCGAGGTATGGGATAGCAGACGCGACTTCCTGCCGATACCTCCCGTCGTCCTGTGCGACATCCTCGGCGGCGATCTTGCCCGCGAAGTCACTGCCAGAAAAGGCTTCCTTGAATTCTCCGATCAGGAAATCTCGTGCGATCCGCTCATCTATCAGGCCCGCTTTTGTTGCGGCCCTCGCCATGGCCGCGAGATCCCCCACGGCGAAAAAATCAAGATGTTCGTCCTCCCTTTTGACGACAAGACCGCCATCGTCGTGGACTCCAAGGAAAGATATCTCGGCGAGGTGCCGCTCTACCACCGCGTCACTCCCATCGACCCGGATGCCTTCGGTTCCGCCGCGCCGTTTGAAGAGCGTCCCGAGATCCGCAGTGAAGCACTCCGCAATGCCGCTGGAGAAAAGCACTCCCGCATCGCAGACATCCTGGAACCCTCCCGCATCATCCATGCAGACCGCGTGCAGGATGCTCGGGATCTGCGGGAACATAACCGCCGCGTCGTCACCGGCGCACCCGTCACCCCCGACGAGATCCACGCCGCCCGCATTGCAGCAGGCCAGCAAGGCCAGCGCACCGCCGCTGCCAACCGCCTGCAAGCCCACGGCGAGGCCACCGACTGGGACACCTCCGACCTCTCCTCCGTCCCTGTCGCATCCACCGCATGGGATGATCTCCCCGACGACGAACCTCTCCCCGACGCTCTCTAACCTCTCTCTTATTCTTCCCTGAAAACTGAACACTGAAAACTAGCAACTCCAAAACATGTCAACCACCCAGATCGCCCCCGCCGCCAACACAGGAAGCCTTTCAATCTCTGCCGCAGATTTTGAATTGGTGCTCTCCTCCAGTTACCCAGAAGACCAGCAAGAGACACTCCGCTTCTGGTTCTTCACCGCCAAGGAACACAACTGGGGCCTCAAAAAGCTTCATGCAATGACCGGCCTCTCCACCACCGTCCTTTATCGACTCTTCCGTGGCGAGTATCCAGCCGACGCCACCTTATCCATTCAAAAACTTGCCCGCGCCCGCGAGAACTTCCACGAGAACGCAGACAATCCCGAGTTCATCCACACATCGCTTGCCGCCCGCCTCTTCGTCATCTTCGACAAGACCCGCGCTCTCCGCAACGTCTCGATCCTGTGGGGCCGCATGGGCATCGGAAAAACCGAGTGCATCAGCGAGTACCAACGCCTTAACAACCACGGACGCACACTCGTCGTTAGATTCCCCGCCGGTGCCACCTTCGCGTTTTTCGTATCTCACCTGGCCCGCGCTTGCGGAGTCGCCACCCGCTCACAATCCGCCTTCGATCAGCGCTCCAAAATCATCAGCGTCCTTTCCGCCGGTCAACGCCTCCTCATCATCGACGAACTGCACCAGGCATTCCTAACCACCCGCACCGACACCGCCGTAAAATGCTGCGAGCTACTTCGCGAAATCGCCGACTCAGCCAACTGCGGCCTTGTCCTGGTAGGAACCGAATTGCTCGAAGAAAACTTCTTCCGTGGCCAGCACAAGGACGCTCTCAAGCAGCTCGTGGATCGTGGCACCGTCCAAGTCCCGCTTCCCTCCAAGGCCACCAAATCGGACTATCAGAAATTTCTTGCAAACTACGGCCTGAAACTTCCAGACCCCGCAGAATTTCCGGAAGCCTCCGACATCCTCGGCGACATCATCAAATCTGCCGGCCTGCGCAAGCTCACCCTTCACCTCCGCGATGGCGCCGCCTACGCAGCCAAGCGCACTGAAGCCTATACTTGGCAGCATTTCGTCTCCGCCTTCGAAGCCATTCAATCTCTCAGCAAATGATTCCCCCTCAAATCCACCAACCTACCATGACTCCCCAAGAAATCATCGGCCTAGTCGCCATCGAAACCGGCATCCCAGCCCCGGCGATCACCAACGGTAAATACCGTAACGCCGCCGTCTCACTGGCCCGCCGCCTCGTCGTCGTTCTCATCTCGGAAACCAACAAGCACCTGTCCATGCAGATGATCGGCGAAGCCATGGGGACGACTCACGGCAGCGTGAAACACCACCTGGATTGCGCCCCCGCAACCCGCGCCACCAACCCCGCTTACAGCGCTCAGTTGACCAACCTCCAGCGTGTCATTCCTTCCGCATGAACACCCTCACCCCTGCCGCTAAATCCACCCTGGAAATGGCCATCCTTCGCGATCTCCGCATTGGACCATCCTCCGCAGACTCCACCGCAGGCCGGCTCAAAACCGATCTTCGAACGACCGAAGGCTTACTTGCTGGCCTCCTGACTGACGGCCTTGTCGAAACCAGCATGATCGCTTTGACCATTACCGTCTATCGCATCACCCCAAACGGCCTCATCGCCCTATCCTAACATGCCAGCCCCGGACCTACAAACTCCCCGACTCGTCAGCCAACCCCGCGAGCAATATCTCCGCAAGGAGGAAACCCGCATCCGCAGCGCCGCCATCGCCATGCTCGCCGCTGGACCGTCCCCCGACATCCGCGCCGCCCTGGACGCCGTCCTCCATGCCGAGGATCTCCACGACATCCACGACGTCACTGCCACCTTCTACGGCCAACGCGGGCAATCCGCCAAAAACCAAAACCACACCCGCTACGCCACCCAGGCCATGCAGCTCAAACTCCGCGCCCTCGATCAACTTTCCCACCTCGTCATTTAACCAAAACACACCACATCATGCCATCGAAAAGCACATCCCACGAAGCCGCCCAGCGCAAAGTCTGGCAATCGGAACTCAGCCTCCTCGCCAAGAACGAAAAGGCAGTCCTAAGAGATTTCAGACAAGCCCGCGCCCCACTGGACAAAGCCGCCAAACTCGCCGCCAAAAAACTCGCCGCCTTCGACGCCCGCAGCAACCGCCAACTCCCCCGCACCCTCAAAGCCATCGAGCGCCGCCAATGCATCCTCAAAGGCAAACTCGGTCTCTGATCCACCACCAAATTTTTATCCAAATGACTCCCCAACAAATCGCCGCCGATGTGGACCGCCTCATCGTCATCAAAGCTCAAATTGCCGACCTCACCGCCGAAGCAAAAACCATCGAATCACGGCTCGAAAACGCAGCCCTCCACGGCGAGCAAATCCCGCTCCAGGACAGCCAGCGTGAGGGCAAACAATTTCTCGCACGCGGTAGCTCCCTCATCGTCCCCATCCGCTTCGAGGCCGACAACCTGGTCAGCACCTTCAAGCACGATTCCGAGCTTCACAAATCCCTCAAAACCCTCCTCGGAGCAACCTTCGAAAAGTTCTTCAAAGAGGTTCACGGTTACGATCGCAAACATAAAGACGACGCCAACAAATTCCGGAAATTTGCCCGCAAGGAATTGCAGCCAGACGCCTATGCCGCCCTCATCAAAGCCTGCCTCTCCAAGGACAAAGACGGCATCCCCAAAAGCAAAACCGTCATTGCCCTCGCCGATGCAAAACCCCTCACCCAAGTCGCCACAATCTAACTCCTCTAGGACCGGCTCTCTCAAAATGATCCACCCCGACGACGTCAAAGCAACCGGCCCGAAGAACGCGAACTTGAGTGAGGCTCTGCGCGATCTCTTCGACTGGGCGGCAACTGAACGGATCATCGACCCGCCACGCGCCGCGCTGTGGGTGAAAGTCCAAGAATGGGCGCAAGGAACGGCTTGTCACTACGGCAGCGGAATGCGCCGGAATCCAAGTCCCGCGAACGCCAATGTGGATGCACCCGCACACGATTAAACTTATGGAAACCAACACAAACACACCCGAAGCCAAACAGCCTGCTAGTGCGGGTTGTCATCCCACGACTTGTTCTCCATCTTTGATTCCGTTGAAAGATACGCGCATCGAGACGGCTGGCGTAATGCGCTGCTGCCTCGCAACGGTAGCGGAAGAATATGCAGACCCGGAACATCCCGGCGTGTATGTCGGCATGAAAAGCTGCTGCCGCCACTGCTCGGAACCCTTCACGCTTCTAGCCGCCAAGCCTCATCCGAAATGGGTGCCCGATTGGATAATTCGTAAGGAGAACGCTAGGGCTATGCCGCCCGCAACTGAATCAAACCATGGAAAGTAACAGAAACGATATGGAGGGTCGGTCATCAGTCCCTTGTTCGGCTGGGTCAATGCTCCGCTGCTATTGGGAATTTTTGGAATACTTCCCGTGGAAAAGATCGGAGTTCCCTACCTACGACATTTGGATCTGCTCGGATGCCGACGATGCGCGAATCTTCCGCCAAGGGTGGGCCGCCCGATGCCGCTCCGCATGGATGCCAATCGAATCCGCCCCAAAGGACGGCTCTGAAATCATCGTTTATTGCCCGCCCGCGCACGGACTGAATCACATGGCGAGCGTCTGCGCATGGCATGAGGATGCCGGATTCTGCGTTGACGAACTCCGCGAACCGACTCTCTGGATTCCTCTGCCGAACGATCAAATGGAGGCACGCCGGAAATGAAGCTCGAATCCACCAGAAACGTTGTCGGCGTTGCCTCCCATGCCTTGTTCGGATGCTTTTTGTTGACGGCTGCCCCCCTTCAGTGCCATGGTCGCGGCACTGAAAGAGAACCGGCTGACGCCCCGTTCGGCGCATTTTTTATGCCCGCACGGCCGGAGGCCGCTAAACACAAACGTCGGGTCAATAGGCAGGAATACAATACCCGCAAGGGGAATACTGCCACGGTAGTTCTCTACCGAGTTGAGGCCCGGCACCTGCGTGGGGTCTCCACGCGCACTACTGAAAGAGAACAAATGAACAAAGAGACAGCCGCCCCATCATGGGGCTGCATCCTCCGTTTGGAGGATGCCATCTACCAGGCCTGCGCCGTTGCTGATCTGGTCATCAGCCGATACCTCGCGACCATTCCCGACGAGGATCAGACACCGCACCAAGGCCGCGTCTTCGCGGGGCTCTTGACGCTGGAAAGCAAAACATTCGCCGAACTGGAAGCGGCCTTCTCGGAGGTCTCTGCCTACGCCCGGCACCTGAGAGAACAAAAGGAAGTCCAAACCACATGAAAACTGAAACCAAGAATCCGATCCTCGACCTGCTCTTCGCGGGTCGCCAAATGCGGCTCGTCCCAAGAGAGCCGGAACCGTGGTTGGTGCTGTCTGACGTGTGCTCCGCTCTCGGGCTGAGCAACCCGTCGATGGTCCTAAAACCGATGCCGGAAAAGTGGCGATCAACCCTAAGTATTACTGAGGGTAGATCGGGCCGAAACGCCGACAAAAAACAAGCGAAGCGCGTGACGATCATCAGCCCTGCCGGGGCGATGTTCCTCGCCTTCCGCAGCCGGAAGCCGGAGGCTCAAGCCTTGGTCGATTGGCTGCTCGAGGACGTGCTCCCGCAGATCGCCAAATACGGCGTGTATGTCGCCGGGGCCGATCCCGCCGAACGGTGCTCGCTGCTGTATCACCGCTGGAAGCTGGAACGCGCCACGGAAATCACCACCGCCAATGCCGAATTGGAATCGCGCGGGCTGGTGACCATCGCACTCTTCGCGGAGCTGAACCAAGTGGAGCTGCGCGACGTGCTCAGCTTCGCCCGGATCGCCTCGCAAGAGGCAATCGAGGCCGGCGAATCCCGCACGCGGGTCTATACCCGCAACGGGATGCGCCGCGCCTACAGTGACGCGGTGCTCCGCAACGCGCTCGCCCGCCTGCAACCTCAACTCCCGTGGGCTGACGAAACCCCGGCAGCCGCTCAGGGCTAATAACCAGCGGCCCGGCTCTCGCAGGGCCGGGCCGCTCTTTTTGTCTTCCGAACGCCGAGCTATGACAGCGCCGCGCAAGACTCTGATTCCCGACAAGGCGCTTCCGGCGCTTGTCATCAGCGTCTTGTTGAGCCTCTTCGAATCACCTAGAACCACACCACTATGAGCGACAAAAAGCCACTGAAAGAGACCCTGAAAGAAGCCCTTGATTCCGCCCTTGGCAGCGTCTGGGAAGATGTCTGCGAGGAGTTCGAGCGCGACACCTACGCCGAACTTGGCGGATATGACAAAGCCGAACTCCGAATCATCAACGGCACTATCGGTGCGGAATGGTGGCATCAGACCCTCGCCGAACTCGTGGACGGCTTCATGGAAATTCGCGACGGGAGCGCCGGGGCGGAAGAGGCGGAATGGTGCGAGGCTGTCGCTGCCGACTTCGAAGCGCAGGCCGCCCGAATCCGCGCACACGCTTCTGATCTTCGGCTCAAC